AAGGAAGTATGCGAGAGAATCCTAAAGCACACTCAGTTATACGGCATTCAGGTAATTGGAATAGAAAAAGGTTCTTTGATGCGAGCTGTTATGCCCTACTTAACCGAGATGATGTTAAAACAAAACATCTATCCAAGAATAGAAGAAATAGCAATTGGTAACAGAAGTAAAGTAGACAGAGTTGTAGGTGCTTTGCAAGGAAGGTTCGAGCATAAGCAGGTAGAACTTTGTGATGGTGACTGGGTTAAAGAGTTTAAAGACGAGCTGCTCAACTTTCCTACCACAGGAATACATGATGATATGGTTGACTCAGTAAGTTTAATTGCTCAGATAGCTAATGCAGTAATGTATTTTGAAGATTTAGATGATGAATATGAACCTTTAGATTGGATATCAGGATACTAAGATGAGTCGAATACCAGAGTTTATAGATAGAATAAACAACCCACAGAATTATCCTTACATAGATAAGACAGAAAAAGGTGCGTTCATAGATCAAGAAAGATACGCTACGCATTTAATGTCAAACACAATAACAGAAGATGGTAGACCTGTGGCTTTTCCTATGATCCAATATATACCTGAAACTGGAGAGCTTTACGAGTTTAAAGACTTTAAAAATGCTTTGGATCATGCTATGCGTACAGGAAACTTTAAAGAGTTTAAGTCAGAAGATGAAGCACTAGACTACGCCAAGAATTACAAAAAAGGTACTCCACTCGAAAAATTTAAACCAAGGAAATAGAATGGCTGAAAACTATAATACAGATTTTATGGAAGAAGAAGTACCTGAAACACAAAGTGAGAAAGATCTGGTGTCTTTTGTTGTTGACCACTGTGACAAGTGGAGAGACTGGAGAGATACTAATTATGAAACCAAGTGGGATGAATATGAAAGGATATATTATGGAGTTTGGGCTGCGGAAGATCGTACTAGAGACAGTGAGCGTAGTAAAATCATTAGTCCTGCTACCCGTCAAGCTGTTGATAACAGGGTTGCGGAAACTATGGAAGGCTTTGCTGGATCCGGAAAACTGTTTGAAATAAGTGATGATGGATTAGATCAAGATAGTGCAGATGTTGAGCTTATGCAGTCTCTTTTACTAGAAGACACGCATAACAATGCTTACATCAACAACGTATCATCGATTGTTAAACTAGCAGAGCTGTATGGGACAGGTGTAGGGGAAGTTTTAGTTCAAACAGAGCTAGAACGTGTCCCTACTACCCAAGAAATGCCAGAACAAGGCATGGCAGAAGTAGGAGTTACTGAAAGAGAGAAAATAACAGTAAAAGTTAAGCCTGTTCACCCTCGTAATCTTTTAGTAGACCCAAATGCTGACTCAGTTGATGAATCTTTAGGTGTAGCTGTTGAAGAATACATTAGTTATCATCAAATAGTGCGTGGCATGACTTCTGGAGTCTATAGAAAAGTAGATATAGAACCAAGCTATGAAGATGATGATATAGAACCGTCTAAACTTGAAGCAACTGAGTATCAAGACGATAAAGTTAAGGTAATTCGGTATTATGGGTTAGTTCCAAGAGATTTATTAGAATCTTCAGGTGAAGTAGAGCAAAAAGCTGAAGAATTGTTTCCAAATAATGAAGAATCTGCCGAGTTAGCTGATTTAGTTGAAGCCGTTATAGTTATTGCTAATGATAGTAAACTTTTAAAGGCAGAGCGTAGTCCATACATGATGGAAGACAGGCCTATCATTATATATAGACCTGAGGTTAGACCTAAGATGTTCTATGGTGTTGGTACAGTAGAGAAAGCATATAATATGCAAAAAGCTATTGATGCTCAGTTGCGCTCTCACATGGACTCTTTAGCACTAACTACGGCACCTATGATGGGTATTGATGCGACCAGATTACCGAGAGGTATGAAGTTTGAAGTTAGAGCTGGTAAAAACATACTAACTAACGGCAACCCTGATGAAATTTTAAAACCGTTTAAATTTGGATCAACAGATGCTTCTAACTATGACACAGCAAAAGGTTTTGAAGCAATGCTGCTACAAGCAACAGGCACACTAGACTCTGCAGAGTTGGTCAAGAGCGCAGCAGGTGGAGGACAAAACAACGGTATGGGAATGTCTTTAGCTATGTCTGCTATCGTTAAAAAGAACAAAATAGCGATGGCTTCGTTTCAGGATGACTTCATCATACCGATGGTTAAGAAGGTTGCGTATCGCTATATGCAGTTTGACCCTGAGCGTTATCCAATGAAAGACTTTAAGTTTACTACAATGTCTTCTATTGGTGCTTTGGCGAGAGAACATGAGCAACAACAGTTGATTGGTCTTCTTCAGACTTTAGGCCCATCATCTCCTATTGTTCCTGTCATTCTTAAAAGCATTGTGTCTACCTCTGGTCTGTTAAACAGAGAGCAGTTAGTAGCTCAGTTAGATCAGATGTCTCAGCCTAATCCACAAGCTCAAGAGATGCAGATGCAAGCACAGCAAGCCCAGATGCAGTATCTAGCTGCTCAGACTGCCGAGTTACAGGCTAGAGCGCAAGAGTCTATGGCTGATGCTCAAGAAGCACAAGCTAAAGCACAGAAGATAATGATAGAGGCATCTTTGATGGAGGACAAAGTTAAGACTGACATGGTTAGAAATTTGTCAGCTAACATTAAAGATGAGGATACTGATGAGTTTGAAAAAAGAGCTAAGATTGCTGATCTACTAATTAAAGAAAAAAGTATTGAGTCAAAAGAAAGAATCGTAGACAAGCAAATGCAAGAGAAAAGAATGACGCAATAAAGAGAGGGACTTAGGTCCCTTTTCTTAATTGTTCTTTTGACTTGTCGATGTAACCTTTATCAACAATCATTCTGGATAGCTTCCATTCCATTATTGCGTGTTCCGCACAGTGATGTGTTTTCCAGTTTTTGTTTCTACGTTGATGTTTTATTCCCATCCAATGACCAAAGTCATGAACAAAAGCTGCCCAGTTTCTTTGAGTGTTGATTGACAACACATTTCTACGGACCCAACTATATCTTCTGCCTTCTGCCTTAATAATCTCATAAGGAAATCTTTGTTTAGGAAATTCAGATTTCCACATTGCTTTTGCTGCTCTTGAAGCCGTCTTAAAACAAATACGATCTTCTTTCCAAGATCTGTTATCGTGTGGGGTTTCCCCAACGCTTGTCCATACTTGGTCGGCTTTTTTGTACCACTCCATTGCTTCTTTTGATACTTTCATTTTCTTAAACTCCTTTCAAGAAATTGGTTAATGTTTTTGGCAATCCTTCCGAGTAGGTCCAGGAAGCAAACTCTCTAGCTAACCTTTTTGCTTTTGGAATACTGCCCTCAAAAGTCTCAAAGCGGTCAGCTATTTTGTTATCCACCCTAACTACTCTGATGGGAGTAGTCAGTACAACTGCCTTAGTCCATTTTCTACCTCTCTGACCAACTAGCACTAATCTAACTGTGTTGTCGAAGTGGCGTGTTCTGATTAATTTCATTTCTATCTCCTTGTTGTTGTGTGTTTCTCAAGTGTTAAAGCTATTTTAAAACCTAATTTCACAAAAGTAAATACTTTGTACAATTATTTTGTTATATAAATACGATTTTTTATAATTAAAAGTTATATAAGCAAATAATTTAGACAAACTGTTCTATTTGTGCTAGAATAAGGCTCACTTAAATAAGAATGATTCTTATTTACATTTACAGGAGAACTCCTATTGGATAAAGAACTCCAAGAGTATTACGAAGAACGTTTCAGCATGATGGGGACAAAAGGCTACACAGATTTGTTGACAGATGTTGAAACGATGATTGAGGAAAGAAACAATTTAATGGCTACACAAAGCCTTGAGGAATTGCACTTTCGTAAAGGTCAGTTAGACGTTTTACATTGGTTAAGAACTCTCAAAAAACTTTCTGAAGAATCATGGGAGCAGTTAAACAATGAAGAGAATGTATGAATTTAGGTGTGAACAAAATCACACCGCAGAGAATTACATTGACGAAGAGGTAACCACAATTTCGTGTCCTACTTGTCAGTGTGAGTCACTTCGTGTCATCTCAGCACCTCGCATTGCATTGGAAGGAATCACTGGTGATTTTCCTACTGCTGCAGATGCGTGGGCTAGGAAGCACGAAGAAGCAACAAGAGTCGCTGAAAAACGCAGAGGCTGAGCGTCCAGTGACATTTTTTATATCCTACAATCACATGGTGACAGGAATTTTATATGGCTAAGTTTGAAGATCCGTTACAAGAAAACCTTGATTTTATCCCTGATGAAGTTGGTGAAGAACCTGCTAAAGAAGAGAAACAGATAGAAGAACAGATCCCTGAAGAGCAATCTGCTGTTGAGGTTAAATCTGAAGACACACTACCTGATAAATACAAAGGTAAGACAGTTGAAGACCTTGCAAAAATGCACCAAGAGGCTGAAAAGCTAATTGGAAAACACGCACAAGAAGTGGGTGAGCATCGCAAATTTTTTGATGAAATAATGAAACGTGAGCTTCTTCAAAAGAAAGCACAACAGCCAACTCAAGAAGATGAAGATCCAAACGAGAAGTTTTTTAAAAAACCTACAGAAGCGATGGATGATTATTTATCTAATCACCCAACGATTAAACAGGCGCAAGAACAAGCCCTCATAATGAAGGCTCAAACTGCACAACAACAGCTACAACAACAGTTTCCTGATTATGTAGAAGTAATACAAAACTCAGATTTTAAACAATGGGTGGATGCTTCACCAATCAGACAAAAACTATATCAAGAGGCTGATGGTGGTTATGATGTTGCTTCTGCTACTGAATTGATTAGCACTTGGAAAGCTATTTCAAGTACTAAACAGACAGAGCAAACTATAACTGCCGAATCTCAAGATAACAGAGTTAAGTCTTTGAAAGCTGCTACTGTTGATACAGGTTCTTCTAGTGTAAGTTCTAAAAAACGATATAGTCGTAATGCTTTACAGGATCTTCTAAGAAATAATCCTGAAAAATACTATGCTAACGCAGATGAAATCCTTCTCGCTTATGAGGAAGGAAGAGTCTATTAAATGAAAAGGAAATAAGAAATGGCACTAGGTACTAATAATGTAACAACCACCACCGCAGCGAAGTTTATCCCTGAAATTTGGAGTGATGAAATTGTTGCAGCTTACAAAGCTAATCTTGTAGCTGCTAACTTGTTCTCCAAGATGTCTTTCAAAGGCAAAAAAGGTGATGTACTTCACATTCCTAAACCAACTCGTGGTTCTGCTTCTGTTAAGTCAGCATCAACTCAGGTAACGCTTATTGCTGCAACTGAGAACGAGATTCTGGTCAACATCAACAAGCACTACGAATACTCTCGTTTCATTGAGGACATTGTTGAGACACAAGCTCTAAGCTCTCTACGAAAGTTCTACACTGATGACGCTGGTCATGCTATTGCTAAACAGGTTGATACTGACTTGATTCAGCTAGGTCGAACTGCTGGTTCAGGTACTGCTTACTCTACAGCAGCTTCAACCACTAATGCTTTCATTGGTTCTAACGGTACAACAGTCTATAACTCTTCATCTTCTAATGCTGCTGCATTGGCTGATGCTGGTGTTAGACGTTCAATCCAACGACTCGATGATGCTGACGTACCAATGACAGATCGTTTTTTAATTGTTCCACCTACAACAAGAAATACTTTAATGGGTATTGACAGATTCAGTTCTGAGTCTTTTGTTGGTGAAGCTGGTTCAGCTAACACGATCCGTAATGGTCAAATTGGTGATCTCTATGGTGTTAAAGCCTTTGTGACAACCAATGCTGATAGCGGTGCTGGAAGCTCTGGTGCTGACCGTATTTGTCTCATGGCTCACAAGGATGCTTTTGTTCTTGCAGAGCAAATGGGTGTACGTTCACAGACCCAGTATAAGCAAGAGTGGCTTGCAACATTGTTCACGACAGATATGCTTTACGGTGTAGCTGAGTTGCGTGACAGTTCTGCTGTTGCTCTAGCTGTTCCTGCTTAATTAAGTAGGTAATATCTCCCTAGACTCACAAGGTCTAGGGAGTTTTATTATTGTCGTTCATCCATCAAGGACGGAAGTAGGGAAACCGAAGGAACGCATCTTTCTTTAAATAGGAGGGTGTTATGTCTTGGACAGACTACTGTCGTAAGCGTGAGCTAGACAATTACAAAAAGCAACAAATACTTAAACTTTTGCAAAGGAAACACTATGTGGACTAAACCTGAATACACTGAGATGAGATTTGGTTTTGAAGTCACGATGTATATCGCAACTAAGTAAGGAAATAAAATGGCTATATGGAGAGGGGCTGGAGGATCAGGAGATGCTACCACAGATGCTGCTAATCAAGCCTCTGTAGCCTCTGATAAGGCAGCAGAAGCAGCTAGTTCGGCTACCGCTGCTGCTGGTTCAGCTACCGCTGCTGATACATCTAAGACAGAAGCTAACGATTCTAAAGTAGCTGCTGCGTCTTCTGCTACAAGTGCTACATCTTCTGCAACGGCTGCTGCTAGTTCAGCTACTGCTGCTGCAGCTTCTTATGATTCTTTTGATGACAGGTACTTAGGTGCTAAGTCATCTGATCCTTCTACTGATAATGATGGTGACGCACTTATAGCTGGTGCGTTATATTTCAATACAACCACTAACATTATGATGACCTACACAGGGTCAGCGTGGCAGTCTATTGCTACAGGTGGTACTGGTTTACTAGCGTCTAACAACTTAAACGATGTTCAAAGTGCAAGCACATCAAGAACTAATCTTGGTGTTGCTATTGGCTCTGACGTACAAGCATTCTCATCTGTTCTTGCAGGTACTACTGCATCCTACACTACTGCTGAAGAAACTAAGTTAGCAGGTATAGAAGCTAGTGCTACAGCAGATCAAACTGCTGCTGAAATAAAGACTGCATACGAAAGCAACTCAGACACTAATGCGTTTACTGACGCAGATCACACAAAGTTAGATGGTATAGAGGCTAGTGCTGATGTAACAGATACTCTTAACGTAACTGCTGCTGGTGCGTTGATGGATAGTGAAGTTACTAACCTAGCACAAGTTAAAGCGTTTAGTTCAGCAGACTATGCTACTGCTGCACAAGGTGCTAAGGCTGATAGTGCTACTCAACCAGCTACAACAGTAGCTAAGACATCTGCTACAGGCTCTGCTGCAATGCCAGCAGGTACAACAGCTCAGAGAGACGGCTCACCAAGCGCAGGTTTTTTAAGATTTAATTCTACTGATACTTCTTTTGAGGGCTATGACGGCTCTGCATGGGGTGCTATTGGTGGTGGTGGAGGAGCTTCAGGTGGTGGTTCTGACGCTATCTTTTACGAGAACGGACAAACTATTACAACAAGTTATTCAATAACAGCTAGTACAAACGCTATGTCTACAGGGCCACTAACAGTTAATAGTGGTGTTTCAGTAACAGTCCCTAGCGGATCAAGATGGGTGGTGCTATAAATGGCAATTACATTAAACGGAACATCTGGGATACAGTTTCCAAACTTTATAGAAAACGAACAAAGCATAGACGCTGACTACACCATCGCAGCAACTAAGAATGCTGCAAGCATAGGTGACATAGAGATTAGCACTGGCGTTACAGTAACTGTGACAAGCGGTGGAAACTGGGTGATCTTATGAGTACGTTAAAAGTAGACACAATTGCAACTACTTCTGGTGTTACTAATAACAGAGTATTGCAGATTGTTCATGCTACGACAACAACAGAAGTTACGTTAAATAACAACACAGAAACAGATACTACGTTAACTGCAACAATTACTCCTTCTAGCACTTCTAGTAAAATTTTAATTTTAGTAAATCATCCGACTAATCAAAAAGGTAATGCAAATAGTGGTAATAGAGGGCAATTTAGATTGTATCGAGATTCTACAGAATTAGTTGTTGGTGCTGATGGTGTTGGTTATACAGCAGCAGCTGATTATTTAAGACATAGTACATCTTTTCAATGGTACGATTCTCCTTCAACTACTTCTGCTGTTACTTATAAAACAACGTGTAAGAATGCAGAAAACGCTGCATATTATATTGTCCAGCAAGGAAACAGCACGTCAATGATAACTTTAATGGAGATAGCACAATGATTATTCAAGAGGCTATTCTTCAATTAAATCCTTCTATTGTTAAACTTATTGACAGAGTAGGTTATGACGCAAACAACAATGTCGTTGAATATGACATGGATGCTGCACAAGCGTTAATGGATTCTAAAGCATATCAAGATAGGCGAGCATCTAAGTATCCATCAATCCAAGAACAACTCGATATGCAGTACTGGGATAGTGTTAACGGTACAACTACTTGGAAGGATGCTATTGNNTGGGTTAACTTCAATGGTACTGGTACTGTAGCAATCAGAGGATCTGGAAACGTAACTAGCATTACGGATAACGGTACTGGTGACTACACAATTAACTTTACGAATGCGATGCCTGATGCAAATTATGTAATAACGTCAATTAGTGCAGACATTTCTACAGCAGGTCTTGGAAGTTTTGGAATTTTATCGTCAACAACTCCGACAACATCTTCTGCACGTTTAGGAACTGTAAACGGTAGTAATTCTTTTCTCGATTATGCGTACTGTATGTATGCGTTTCACAGGTAAACTAAAGAGAAAAAAAGAAATAATATATCAACAAGATAAGTAGCAGTCTTTAGGTAAATTAAATGAGTACACTTAAAACAGGAAAAGTAAAGACAACAACAATAGCTGACGAGTTAGACACAGAGTCTACTGCGGTCACTAATGTAATTAACGGAACTGCAAAGGCTTGGGTTAACTTGAATGGTACTGGTACTGTAGCTATTCGCAGAGCTTTCAATGTAAGTAGTATTACGGATAGTGCAACTGGGATATATCAAGTGAATTTCACTAATGAGATGGTGGATGCTAATTACGCTACATTTGTTAACTGTGATTTTGATGGCTTTTTTTGGACAACTGCTGGTGTTCAAACAACAAGCAAAACTAACATAAATGTCTTTAATGGGTCGGCTTACTTTGATCGCTCATATGTTTATGTATCAGTTTTCAGCTAATTTTTTAAAAGGAGCAATAATGGATAAAAGAATTATATATCCCACAGATGACGGAGGAGTTGCAGTCATAGTGCCTGCTCCTAATTGTGGTTTAACAATAGAACAGATAGCAGAGAAGGATGTACCTGCTGGCAAGGAATATCAGATTGTAGATGTAGCTGATGTGCCTAGCGATAGAACTTTTAGAAATGCTTGGGAGTATTCATAATGCCAATTGTAACAAACTTAACTAAAGCAAAGACTATTGCACATGAGATGCGTAGAGCTAAACGTGAGGAAGAGTTTAAGCCACACGATGAAGTAATTATGAAGCAGATACC